TCAGCTCGATGTTCTCGGCGGCGGTGACGATGTCCTGGCGGGAGAGCTGCATGGTCGGTTCCTTCTTCCGTAGTCCTCGGCCGGCGTGTCCGGCTGATGAATTAATTAAACCATAACGCCCCGGGGAAGACAACCCCGGGGCGCCGGCTTCGTTCGGTCAGTGCTTGTCCGCCTCGGCGGCCGGGCGCCGCGCGGTCCACCCGATGATCAGGGTCGTGGCACCCAGCGCGATGAAGGCGCCGGACGCCAGGCCCGTGGTCACGGCGAGGACGGCGGCGCGGTCCTCGGCCGCGCCGGACGCCGCCAGGGCGCTCGTCGTTCCGACGGCCAACATGGCCGCGCCCAGCTTCGTCGACTTCAGCATCAGTTCCTCGATTCCTTGGTCAGTGCCTGGCCGATGACGCGGGCGGCCTCGCCGTACAGCGGCTCGTCCACCGGGAGCCGCAGCAGCCGGCCGGCCGCCTTCGCGGCCTCGCCGTACAGCGGTTGGTCGACGGGACGCATCAGCAGGGTGCGCGGGTCGGTCATCGGGTCCTCGTTCCTTGGTCCGCCGGGCCGGCTGTCCGGCCCGATGAATTGATTAAATCATAAGGGCCCCGAGGTCGACAACCCCGGGGCCCTCGGCGGTTCGGTCAGCTCTGGCACCACTTGTGCGAGCAGTTCCACTCCGGGCGGCACTTGGGCGCGCGACGCTCACGGCCGTCCAGGCAGATGCCGCACGGGTCGGAGTTCGGATTGTCGAGTGACCGCTGCGACGGAAGCCCGAAGTTGTTGATCATGTCGGCGGGCGCGGCGATGCCGCAGTGCCGGTACAGGTCGCCCCGCCCGCGCCACGTCCACACCCGGCCGTGGCTGTCGGTGATGTCCGGGTGCTCGGCGCGCTCCAGCTCGGCCAGCGCCGCGCGGGCATCCTGCCAGTCGGCGATCAGCCGGCCCACGGCCTCGGTTACGTTGCTCACGTCGTCTCCTCGGTTCTGGTTCGGTCAGTTGAGTACGGTGCGGTCAGCGCTTGAGCCGCACCGGCATGAGCATGTGCACGAAGCCCTCGCCGGTGACGGCCTCGCCGTCGGTGAGGACGAACGGCTTGAGCGAGGTCCGCGCGTGGACGACCACCGCCGGACCGTTGAACGTCCCGAGGGCGTCCAGCAGGTACGCCCCGTTCACCACCATCGGGGCGTCCAGGCTCCCGCCGGCCAGCGCCTCGCCGCCCACGGCGACCCCGCGCACCCGGTCCTGCACCCCGTCGTCCAGGCCCGGCGAGACGGTCACGCCAGCCGGGGCGAACTCCAGCAGCACGTGCGGCGCCTTGAGACCCTTGGCCTTGGACAGGGCGTGAGCCTTGCGGACCGCCCGCGTCAGGGCCTCACGGTCCACCCGCACGGCCAGCGGCAACGCCCCCGACGGGAGCATGCCCCACAGGTCCGGGAAGTCCCCCGCCGCGACCGGGCAACGCACCGTCACCGTCACCGCTCCGACGGTGAACGTCACCCAGTCGTCCATCACCCCGACGGTGACCGGGCCGGTGTGCCTGCCCAGCAGCCTGGACATCTTTTCCAGCAGCCACGCGGGCACCAGTGCGGCAGTCTCCGCCCGGCCTCCGTCTATCGCCTCCACCTCGCCCACGGTGACGCGGTAACGGTCGGTGGCGGTCAGGCGCAGCACTCCGCCGGCGATGCGCAGGTGCACGTACGTCAGCGCCGGCAGCATGTCGTCCCGGCCGGCGGCGGCGGGCAGCACACGGGCCACCCGCGCGAACCACTCCGCGCCGTTCACGGTCACCTGCCCCGGGGCGTCCGGCGGGAAGGCCGGGTATTCCTCCAGCGGCAGCGTGTTGAGCGGCACCGCCAGGTCCGGCGTGGACAGCGTCCCGTCGTCCACGGTGACTCGCGTGCGGGCGGCCACGGCCGTCTTCTCGCCGGCGACAGCGGCGGCCAGGACGTCCTTCGCGTCGTAGAAGTTGAACAGGCTGGCCCCGTCGCCTCCCGTCCCGCCGTCCACGCGGACGGACACGGAAGTCTCGTAGTCGAACGCGCGCAAGGTGAGCGCGCCGTCGGACGTCTCGGCCATCACCCCGCCCAGGATGGGGACGGGCGGCTTGGCGGCGACCCCGAGCGCCACGGTCTTCAACGCGTCGGACAGTTCGCGGTGGGTGGTGGTGAAGCGGGCCGGGGCCGTCTCGGGTGCCTGCGCGTGCGTCGTCATGTCTTCCTCGTTCCCTGGTCGGTTCCGGTTCGATCAGTTGTGCGCGGCGGCGCGGTGCTGTTCGTCCACGCCGATGCGGGAGACGGCCAGCAGGGCCTCGCCCTCGGGGCAGTCCGCCCGGTCGTCGCGCCGGCAGTCGGCGCAGCCGACGACGTGGAAGCGGTAGTCGGAGAACGCGGCGTGGTACGGCATGGACTCCACCAGCCGCTGCTCGGGGACCTTCAACGCGGTCAGGTCCGTGTACCCCTCCAGCTCCGCCGCCTCGCTCATGGCGTCCGGCTCCCATTCGGCCCATGTCGTCTGCCGCATGTCGGTTCCTCGTTCCGTGGTCTGCCGGTCCGGCCGTCCGTCCCGGTGACTTAATTAAATCATAGTCGCCCGTCCGGGACAACACCCGCGACCCTTCCGGCGGAGCCCACCCGGCGCTCGCTACGCTCATCCCGGACCACCGACCGAGGAACCGGGAGACAGGCATGACACGACTACCAGCCGAGGGCAGGCGCATCGGCGTCATCGGCAAGGGCGGCAGCGGCAAATCCACCACCTGTGGTCACCTGCTCGCGCACTGGGGCTCCACCGGCGTCCCCGCCGTCGGCATCGACGCCGACGACCCCGGCGAGCAGGAGGACGGCAGCCTGTACGCCTGGTCGGACAGCGCGGATCTCGGCGCCCCGGTCTACCGCGCGCCCGCCGCGTCCCGCATCGCCGACGAGGCCCGCCGGCTCACCCCACCCCACGGCCTGGCGCTCATCGACACCGGGGCGTGGGAGCGCCGGTCGGGGAACGCGCACTTCGCCGTGCTGGCCGCCAGTGACCTGGTCGTCCTCGCCGTGCAGCCCACCCCGATAGAGCTGGAGCGCGCCGGCTCGGTGCTCAAGGCAGTCGAGCAACTGGAAGCCGTCGGCGTCGTGCCGCCCCGGCTGCTGCTGCTCATGACGATGGTCAACCGCTCCGCGTCCTCCGCCCGCGAGACGCGGGAAGACCTGACGGGCGCCGGCTTCACCGTGATGCGTACCGAGGTGCCCCGCAGCGACGGCCGCGACGGCTACGCGCAGGCGTTCGGCCGCCCGCCCCGCATAGAGCAGGGCAGCCCCATGGCGCTGCTCGCCGGCGAGCTGCTGGACGAGGTGACCCGGTGAGCACCGCACGCCCCCGCGTCGACCGCGCCGCGCTGCTCACCGGAGCCCGGTCCCGCGTCGCCGCGCCGGCCGTCAACCCGCTGCTGCCCGCGCAACCCGAGACGCCGGACCCGTTCGCACCCCGGCCGCTCGACCCGGCGGCCGTCACCGGCACCGACGAACAGCGTCTCGCCGCGTTCGAGGCGGCCATCTCCGAGGCGCAGGAGACGGCCGCCGGGTCGCTCAAGGCGGCCCGCGCACGGTTCGTCGTGGAGGCCGGGACGGCGCTGCGCGCGATCCGGGACGACACCCTGTTCCGGCTGACGCACGAGACGTTCGAGGACTACATCAGGCAGCGGTGGGACATGGACCGCACCCGCGCCTACCAGCTCATCGACGCCGCCCCGGTCATGCTGGTCATGTCGAAAATTTTCGACACGGCGCCGGTGGAGTCGCAGGCCCGCGCCCTCGCCCCGGTCCTCGCCGCCCACGGGGAGGTCGCCGTGCGCGAGGTGGTCGCCGCCGCACGGCAGTCCGGCGACAAGGTCACCGTCAAGGCGATCCGGGGAGCGGCCGACCGGCTCAACTACCTTCCGCCGCCCGCGCCCGCCCCGGCCGAGGGGCAGCCGGCGGAGCCGGTGACCGAGCACACCCCCGAGCAGGCCCGCGCACTCGTCCGGCTGGAACAGGGTCTGGCCGCGCTGCGCGGTGCCCACCGGGCGCTGCGCGGGCGGGTCATCGCCGACGCCCTGGAGGCCGATCCGGAACGGGGTCAGGTGCTGGCCGCGCAGGTCCGCGACCTCGCCGGGAAGATCGACCGCCTCACGCGGTGAGCGGACACGACGAAGCCCCGGCGCCGTGAGGGCTCCGGGGCTTCGGGCTGTGCGGGGTCAGCAGGGCGTGCCACAGGCGGTGCAGGGACCACCCCACAGCGGGACCCAGCGGCGGGGCTGGTCGTCGCCGACCGGTAGCGGGAACCCTTCCGGGTCGAACCGTGAGCCCGCGTTGCAGATAGGTCGGGGCTCCACGTTCAACGGGTCCGTGTCGGACGCCTTCACGTACGTCGCCATGGCTACCCCTCGCCCGCGAGACGCTTCAGCGACTCCAGCGCCGCCTCGTCGGCGTCGGTGAATTCGTCACCGCGAGAGAACATCTGCTCCTGCGCGAGGCCCACGGCGTAGCGCAGGATCGCGCGCTCGTCGTCGGACAGGAGCGACGCGGCGTGGTCCCGGGCCAGCCCCGCCAGCCAGTCGGGCAGCCAGCCGATGTCCTCGGGCGCTGCGTCCGCCTCGCCGGCGATGGCTCGCAGTTGGGCCGTGGCCCATCGGGCGCCGTCACAGAAGTCGGCCGTGTCCTCGGCGGTCTGCGGCACGTCCTCCGCGTCGATCCGGTCGGCCGCGCCCCGCAGGACGTCGGGCAGCGTCTGCCGGGAAGGCATCTCCCCGTCCCAGCCGTCGTCCCGCGCGGGCTTGCCGTCGGCCAGCCACTTCACGTAGTCGGCCAGGATCGAGTCCTCAGCCCCGTCCTGGTCCCACCGGTCCGGGTCGGCCATCGTGGCCTGGATGCCGTCTCGCAGCCGCCGGTACGCCTGCGCGTCCAGCACGAGGCTGGAGGGGTTCAGGTCGCTGCCCAGGATCTCCCGGCGCGCTTCCTCGTGGTAGTCGTCCAGCTTCCGGGCCGCGTCTTCCGGGCTGATGCGGGCCCCGGTCAACCGGGCGTAGACCCACTCTCGTGCGCTCATGCTTCCTCACTTCCCTGGTCGTCGGTGGTCTGTCGGTGGTGGGCCTGTCCGGACTCGAACCGGAGTCTCCCGGAGCGCGGGAACCGACCAAGGAACGCGCTTCACGGGTGCACTGCCTGACTGTGCTACAGCCCCGTGTGCCGCAGGCCCGTGAGCCTGCGAGCGGTGCCGGGATCGCGGCTCCCGGCCGGCCGTCGTGCTACGCCTCGCCGACCCAGTGAGCCCGCGCACCCTTCAGAATGTCCTCGTTGGTCGTCTCGCCGTCCTCGCTCCAGTCGTAGAAGACTCCGTCCAGCCACTTGGCGAATGCGTCGGCGGAGACGGCGGGGAGACCACCCCCGTGGGGGTCCTCGGCCCACTCACGGATGTCGTACGTCGACAGGGCTTTCACACCGGGCCGGTCGTCGCCGTCCTCCATCTCGGCCAGGGCCTTCAGCAGGTTCTTGTTCATGTCGTTCCTCGTCTCGGCGGTCAGTGACCCGCGACGCGGGCCGCGTTGGCCATGTCGGCCTCGGTCTGCTGCGTGCCGCCGCCGTTGACCAGCAGGTAGAACCTGGCCTCGTCTGCCTCGGTCGCGCACGCCTTCGTCTCGGCGACCATGAACTGCGCTCGGTTGGCGAAAATCCGCTGCCCCGGCACGGTCAGACCGGTGTACCGGACGTACGGGCCGTCGCAGGTGTCCTCGGTGAATTCGATGCGGTCGGTCGGGAACCATGACGCGGGGACGGCGAACTCGCCGGCGAACCACATGCACGCGGTGGTGAGTCGCTGCCGGCCGTCGATGACCGCCCAGAAGGCACCGCCCGTCTCGTACGGGTCGCGGCCGGGGTTGGCCGTGCGCCACTCCTCGGTGGCCCGGTCGGCGAGGATGACAACGCCAACGGGCAGGCCGCGCAGCCAGGACTCCACCAGGGCGATGCGCTGGTCGGTCGTCCACACGCTGCCGCGCTGGTACGGCGGGCTGAGCAGGAGGTGCCCCTCGGTGACGGTTCGTGCGATTTCGCGCGCCTGACGGGCTGAGGGGTTCAGGCTGGCGTGTTCCAGCGGGGCGGCGGTCTGCCTGGTCATGGTCGGTTCCTCGTTTCCGTGATCGGTGGGGCCGGGGCGACGGTGCCCCGGCCGTCGTGCGCCAGGTCTACGGGGTGGTGCGCTGGGCGATGAACTCCGCCGCGTTGGACGCGCCGAACATGCCGCGCGAGCCGACGGGGCCGACGGCCGACCACACGCCGCACGGCTCGCCCGTGACCGCGTGCGGCTCCGGGCGCAGCGTCCAGTCGATGTCGTTCGTGGTCACGGTCACCGTGCCGTCCGGCCGCGCGGAGGGGTCCAGCCCCTTGGCCCGGAGGGCCGCGAGGAGCGGGGCCGACAGTTCGGGCGCGGCCGGGGTCACCGGCTCATCGGCGGACAGGTCGTCCTCGTCGCAGGTGCCGCACAGCGTGTACCCGCCGTCGGTGCGGCCGAGTTCGGTGGCCCACTGGTCGCGGCACACGGCGCAGCGCTGCGGCTCCACCACGGTCTCGCCGGTCGCACGGTCGGTGACCCGGATCTCCAGCTCTCCGCCCCGCGCGTTCGCGGCGCGCAGCGTGTCGAGCATCGCGGCCTCGGCCGCGCCCAGGGTCCACTTCGCGTTTCGGACCGGCTTGTCGCCGTCCCACGCGTACACGACGGCGTACGGCATGGACTGGCCCTTGCTGTGGCCTCCGCCCTTGCGGGGTGCGCTCATGGTCGGTTCCTCGTTCCCGGCCGGTCCACCCGGCCATTGATTTAATTAAACCACAGGGCCCCGGGACGCACAACCCCGGGACCCTGGCGAGTCTGGCCGGCCGTCAGCGGCCGTACTGCTCCGCGCCGTGCGAGACGTAGCCCTTGCCGTCGCAGTGGCTGCACGCGGCGACCGACACGGACTCCACCACGCCCGTCCAGTGGGTGACCTGCTGCTGCCACTGCTCCAGCGCCTCGGCGTAGTTGTCGGCCGCGACCCGGTCCGGGATCGGCAGAGTCAGACGCCGGTTGACCTTCACCGGCACGTGCCTGCCCGACTTCAGCGGCCGGCCGCCGCGTCCGGTGTTGGCACGCCACTCGGTGCGGGGCTCGTCGTACGGGACGTACAGGCTCACGTGCACGCCGGGCCTGTTCTGGAAGTTCAGGGAGACGAAGTCGACGCGCGGCATCCCCTTGAAGACGGCCATCAGGTGGGCGGCCAGGCCAGGGATGTGCCCGGGGAACAGGTGCGCGTACTCCGTCCGCTCGGCCAGCATGTACGGGAGCTGCGCGACCCACTGCGGCTCGTCAGGTGCCGGCGGCTCCCGGCCCTCCAGGAACACCACCGGGCCGTCGTAGACGTGCTCCAGCGGCGGCTGCTCCTCGGTGACGTCCGTGTAGAACGACCACAGCGCGTCCTCGTCGCCCCTCACGCGCTCGTTCCGCTCCTCGACGGTGAGGGTGGCCGGGTAGCGCACGGACTCCGCGTTCGGGTCGATCAGCCGGTAGCCGACGGTCTTCGGCCGGGGCTGAGCCGTGGCGGTGAGCCGGACGGCCTCGCGGTCCGTGGCCCACCAGTCGCCGTGCAGCTCCGCCATCGGGCGGCCGTCGGCGAACATCCCGGTCAACTTGGCGCGGGCGGTGAACCCGGGCCGGCCGAACGCGTCCGGCACCGGCAGGTGGTACAGCCGGCGGCCGTCGGGGTGCTTCAGCGCGTAGACGGTCATGAGTCGGTTCCTCGTTCCTTGGTCGGTGGTCGTCAGGACGCGGCGGCCGGGACGTCCAGCATCCGCAGGCCGAGGTGCAGGCCCCGGTCCCGGCCGGCGCTGTAGACGCGCTGCACCACGACGATCGCCTGGTCCATCGGCACGCCGAGGCCGCGCAGCTCCGCTATCGCCGTCTCGGTGGTGTCCATGGCCCGGGTGAACCCCGGGTCCACGATGCGCTCGTCCGGGCTCTGCACACTGGTCGTCACGGTCGTTATCCCTCCTGCCCCGCCCCTGGCGCCGGATCATACGGGCGGGGGCGGGAATTGCGTTCCTGGTTCCTTGGTCAGTGAGCGGTGGTGCAGAACTCCCGGCGGAACCGGGAGACGGTGTAGCCGGTGCGGGGTGGCTCGGCGCCGGTCGTGTCGATGACGTACCAGCGCTTCGGGCCTCGGCCGCGCGTCACCTCGGTGTCGTCGTTGTACGGCTCCAGCCGGTAACGGCCGTCGCTGGTGGCGTACACGCTGCTGCCGAGGTGACGCAGGGTCCTAACAGCCATCGTCTGTGCCTCATCCCTCAGTCGCGGGTGAAGTGGTCGGCGATGCAGCGGCGCAGCTCCCGCAGCGCCTCGCGCTTGTTCGGGATCGGGTCGCTGCTGCCCACGACCCACCCGGAGAAGTAGGCGCCCTCGTTCTTGAAGAACCAGCTGGCTTCGGCGATGACCTCCACCTCGTACGGCAGGTCACGGTGCAGGATGTTCTCCAGCGCGACCGCCGGGTCCACGGTGGGGTCGGAGCACCACACGGCGGTGACGACGACGCCCGCGTCCACGATCCGCACGTTCTCCGCGTTGTACGGCCGGCGGGCCGGCTGCTCGGTGGCGGCCTTGCGCACGGAGCGCGGGTGCCAGTCATTCCGGCGCAGGACCGCGACGTCCCGCTTGACGCGTGTCGGTGCGTCGTCGCACTCGACTCGGACGGTCTTCTCGGTGACCTTGACGACCGCACCGGTGCGCTCGTACCAGCCGCGCCCGCCGTAGCCGTTCTCGTTGGTGACGAACTGGACGCGGTCGCCCTCGTGCACGTTGCTGAAGTCCACCGGCTCGAACGTCTCGGTCATGGTCGGTTCCCCGTTCCCTGGTCTGCGGTCCGCCCGGCCAGCGCCCCGATGAATTAATTAAACCATAGGGTGCCGGGGAAGACAACCCCGGGCACGACGAAGCCCCGGGCCGCGAGGGCTCCGGGGCTTCAGGGTGGGGCGGTCGGTCGTTCAGGGGGACAGCGGGCGGATGATGCGGTCCCAGGCGGGCGTCACCATGTAGCGGCCGACGGAGCGTATCCACGCCTGTCAGTCGGCTACGCCGCCAGCACCTCGCCGCGCTCGCCGACACCGGACGCGGCGAGGACGGCCGCGAGCGCCAGGGCCTTCGGAACGGCGTTGCCGACCTGGAGGTGCCGCTGGCCGGACCTGCCGAGGAAGACGAGGTCCGGCCGGAACCCCTGGAGCGCCGCGCACTCGGCCAGGGACGGCCGCAGGTGTTTGCACGGCTCGGCCGGGTCCCGCTCCCCGCCCTCCGCGCACTGCACGCACAGCGGCGCCCGGTCCCGCCACGCGTCAGTGCCGATGACCTTCCGCATGGCCTGCCGGGAGCCGTTGCCGAACGGCTCCGCGCCCCCGGTGTAGACCCCGCCGCCGGTCACCGCCGGGGACGGGCGGCGGGTGTACCCCCACCCGACGACGTCCGCCATGGCGACCAGCGGCGGCTGTCCCGGCCCGCCGTGCGTCGACGCGGGCAGTGACACCTCCCGCACCCGGGACGCCAGCAGGAGGGCGCGAGGCCGCTTCTGCCCAGCGCCGTGCCGCTCGGCGTGCAGGACGCCGGCGGCCGTGCTGTACCCCCAGTCGCCCAGAATCTCCGCGTAGTGCCCCCACACCGGCAGCACCGACGGCACCTGCTCCAGGACGACCCACGCCGGGCGCAGGTCGTACAGCCAGCGCATCGGCTCGGCGGTCAGGATGGACCGGGCGTCCAGGCACCCCGCAGCGTGCGCGGCCCGGGTGTCCCGGCCCCGGGCCAGACTGTCGATGGCCTCGTGAACCAGCGGCAGGTCGGTGAGGCCCAGCCTCCGCCCGGACTTGCCGAACGGCGGGCAGGGCGGCCCGCCCACCAGGCCGCCCGTGCCTGCGAACGGCTCGGTGGGGTGCCGGGTGACGTCGCACTCGATGGTCCAGTGCCCGGCGGCCCGTCGGGTGGCGCAGGCGGCCGGGTCCATTTCCAGCCCCGGGCCGTGCAGGCCGAGGGGCCGCAGCACCTCGCTGAAGCCGACGCCCGCGAATATCTCGGTAACCTGCGCGCCGTTCATCCCTCGTCCTCCGCCTCGTCGTCCTCGTCGGCCAGGCCGTCGGCGAGGTCGCCGAGGGTGTAGCCGCTCCAGCACCGCGCGCAGTAGAAGGCGGCGTCCTTCCGGTCCGGGAGGTCGGAGGGCTTCGCGAACAGTCGCTCCGTGGCGTGGCTGCACGACTGGCAGCGCAGTATGGCGATGGACCGGAACACGATCTTTCGCCGGTTCATCTCCGCCCGCAGGGCCCGCGCGTAGTCGTAGACGAAGCCTTTGTCCTGACCGGAGAACACCGTGCTGGTCAGCTCGCAGAGCTGCGCCCGGCGCAGCACCGTCGCGTCGTCCAGGCGTTCCCACTGCGAGCGGAACGCCGGCGAAGTGCGGTAGCCCTTGGCCCGCCGCAGCAGGTCGGCGAACTCTTCCGCCGTCGGGGCGGTGTACCCCTCGGGCGGCCAGACCCTGTACCGGGGCGCGTAGTCGTTGTCCCGCTTCATCTCCAGCAGGGCCCGGCGGGACAGTGTGTCGACGGCCATGTCACCTCGCCCGCTTCACGGAGTGGAGGGTGAACCGGAAGTTGGCCCGCGCGCCGAACCGGGCGCGCACCTGCTTCAGCGCCTCGTACCGCGCCTCCAGCTCGGTGCGTGCGGAGACGAACACCGGCAGCAGGCTGTCCCGGCTGCCGTCCTCCGCCATCGCCTTGTGCTGGAGCGTGACGGTCCAGCGGCGGTAGGTCTCCCGGCGCGGGAACACCTGCGAGGGGCGGTAGCGGCGGGACTGCTCCTCGCCGGCCTTGGCGCAGTACAGGTGCGTGCGGTCGGTGCGCACGTAGACGGCCGGGAACTCCACCTCGTCGCCGTCCTCGTCCAGCGTGCGGATGGTCACCGGCTGGCCCATCGTCGCCTCGCCGGGGCGCAGGTGCACCAGCCCGGGGCGGACGCGGGACGCGGGGCCGGACGGCTTGCGCCGCACCGGTCGCTCCACGGAGTAGCTGGTCATGGGGCCCTACTTTCCTTGGTCTTTGGTCTCCGACCTAACGGCCGTTATGACTTAATTAAACCATGAAGCCCCGGGGCGGACAACCCCGGGGCACAGGTTCTGCGGTCAGTCCTCGTCCGGGACGTGCACGCGGAACGTGTCGCTGGCCGGGTCCATCCGCACCTCGGCCTGTCCGCCGTTGCTGCGGATCTCCTGCGCCTTCGCCTCGGCCGGCTTGACGCCGCGCGGGTGGCCCGCCGGCGACGTGAACACCACTGCCATGATCTTCCTCATTCCTTGGTCGGGCGCTCGGACTGAGCTGCCTCACAGGGGGCGCGGACGGCTCACCGGCCGCGCCCCCGGGCGGCGTTCAGCGCGCGGAGGCGTTCCCCGGGAACGTCGGCACCCCGGCGGCCTCGTTCCACGCCGCGAAGTCCTCGCCGGGCATCCCGTTCGACAAGGACCCCAGCGCCGTGGCGGCAGCGCCGGCGAGGGTCGCGTGGACCAGGGCGGCGGTCAGGTCCGCCGTACGCCGGGCGATCCGCTCCTCTCCGGACATGTCCGCCTTCCAGCCGGTGTCCGCGTTCTCCCACGTCTCGGCCTGGCGCTGAAACCGTTCGGCCTCCAGGTAGTGCTCGGGTCCGGTCATCGTGTCGGTTCCTCTCGTGTTCGGTGGGCCGGGGCCGCCGGTCGACGGCCCCGGGTCTGTCTGTCGGTCAGGCGCTGACCAGTTCGCGGGTCTTCGCCGGGCGCACCGTCTGGCGGACGGTCACCGGGGCGCCGCCGGCCAGGACCATGAGCACCACGGCCGCCCTGTACTCCGCCTTGCGCGGCCTGTAGTTCCGCAGCAGGACGTCCACCTGTGCGGCGGTGTAGTGGTAGGTCCGGCGGGTCCGGCTCTCCGAGCCGCGCACGGTGCGGTGGCGGCGGACGACCTTGACGGGCTCGACGCCGAGGCGCTTGGCCACGGAGCGCAGGCCGTTCGCCACACCCTCGGCCGCCTCGGCGTCCACGCCGGCCGCGAGGGCGTGGGTGGCGAGGGCGCGGCCTCGGTGCAGCGAGCGGGCCAGCCGGGTGGCGGCGGAGCGCTGGGCGACGATCCGGCGGCGGAGGCGGGAGGTCTGCGTCATGGTCGGTTCCTCGTTCCTTGGTCTGTCGCCGGTCCTCCCGGCGATGACTTAATTAAATCATAGACTCGCGACGGGGGCAACCCCGGGACGCGAAGAAGCCCCGGAGCAACGCGGCTCCGGGGCTTTGGTGCGGCTGGCAGTCAGGCCGACCGCGCGGTGAACCCGTTGGCTGTGCGGCGGACCTCCACGCCGGGGCCGACGATGCGGCCGGCGACGATCCGGGTCCCGCTCGGGGCGAGCTGGTCCATCGCGTCCAGCAGCTCGGCGACCTGGACAGCGAGGGCCAGGGCCCGCTCCTCCATGTCACGGATCTCGCGCATGCTTCCCTTCACGGTGTCCCCCTCAGTACCACTGGCCGTCGGCGTTGCGGCGGGTCACGTACGTCTGCACGGTCCGGACCGTGTCCGACCAGAGACCGGGCAGCTCGTACCGGACGGACGCGTGGTGCCGGTACGTGGCCGCCACGACGACCGGGAAGTGGTCGCCGTGCAGGCTGTGCATGGTGACCGTGTCGCCGGCGCGCAGCCCGAGGAAGTCGGGCGACTCGACCATCGCCGCGCCCTCCCACCACCGGCGGTAGTCCGCAGGGTTTCCGCGCGGCGTCTCGGGCATCGGCTCGAACAGGTCGCCGGGCCGGTAGTCGTAGTGGACGCCGGGGTCCAGCGCGTACCGGGTCAGGGACAGGGTCGGGCTGTAGAGGTGGCCCCGGTCCAGTGCCGCCGGGACGGCGGACTGCGGGAGAGTCTGCGTGTCGGTCGTGGTCATGCTGTCCTCGTTCCTTGGTCGTCGTGCGCGAAGTCGATGGCCCGGTCCAAGGCGGGCCAGAGCCGGCCGTCCCGGCCCCACACGGGGTCGATGACGGCGAGCAGCACGCCCTCACGGATCAGCCCCCGGCGGGCGCGGCGGCCGATGCCGGGCAGCTCCGAACCGAGCTGGAGGCGGCCGGGACGGCCTCCGAAGCCGGTGTGCGGCTCGCCGCCCCACCGGGTCGCCAGCAGGCCGCGAGACGGCCCCACAGCGCTTCCGGGGCCGTACGCGGTGACGATGAGCCCGGCCGCCCGCGCGGTCCGTACGAGGAGCCGCAGCAGCGGGTCCCCGCCGGCGATCCAGCCCTGCACGGCCGCGCGCTGCTCCCACCGGCGGCCGTCGAACGCCTCGGCGTCCATACCCGGCTGCGAGTCGGTGGTGACGTAGCCGCGCCGGTTCAGCCGGGCAAGCACCGGCACCAGGTGCGCCGTCTCCTCGTCCGGCCGCGCGGCGCCGTACCCGGGCCGCGCGTCGATGCGGCCCTCCAGCCAGCCGGCCATCGCCGCGCCCACCTCGTCGATGCTGCGGGCGTCGCGCCAGATCCGGTCCATGGCTTCCTCCGTCCTCGGTTCCTCGGTCAGGGTGGGGCAGGGCCCCGGTATCGCCAACGCGGCGCCGGGGCCCGGCGGGTGGTCAGGCGCGACGGCGCAGGAAGGGGAACGGGTCCACGGCGTCGGCGTCGGTGAACAGCCAGGCGTCGAACTTGTCGGGCCCCATGCGCTTCTCCAGCTCGTCTATCAGCCAGCCCCGCGTGACGGCCAGTTCCTCGCTCATCGGCAGCGTCTCGGACGTCAGCCACGTCACGCTCAGGGCCTCGTCCGACATGCGGCTGATCTTCTCCTGGACTGCTGTCACGGCCTCGCGCAGTGCGTTCGCGTCCATGTGTTCCTCGTTCCTTGGTCTGTCAGCGGTCAACCCCGTCGATGAATTGATTAAATCATAAGGCGGGCCAGCGGGGCAACCCCGGACACGGCGAAGCCCCGGGACCGCGAGGGTCGCCGGGGCTCCGTGTCGAAATATTTCTACACACGGTCCACGCGGAACGCGTAGCCACTGCCCTCGTGCTTCATCTGCTCGCCGGCCGGACGGTGGGCGAAGTCGGCGGCGAACCGGCGGGCCTCGCCGCGCGGCACGCGGGAGTTGTCCATCAGGCAGTACGCCACGGCGAACTCCACCTCGCGCAGCGTGCGCAGTGGGGTCGGGTTGGCCCTCACCGTGCCGTCGGGCAGGGTGCGGGTCAGGGTGTAGCTGGGCATCGGTTCCTCGTTTCCTCGGTCGGGCGGCCGGTGGTCACCAGTCGCCGTCGAATCCGTAGTCCTCGGGCGTCTCGCCGAGGCAGACCGGACAGCAGCACCGGCAGGTGGACTCCCGCCCGGTGCAGCGACTCCACATGCAGCCGTCACCGTGGCCCCGGCACAGGTCCCCGGCCTCCACGTACTCCCACGGGCCGAACGGGTCCGCCTCGGGGTCCCAGGCGAGAGCGGGGCGCCGAGTCACGCTGTTCGCCACATGCCCGGGTAGCACAGCGTGTGGTCGTCGCCGGGGCGCTTCTCATCCCCGCACCAGCAGGTGGTGTCGGCGGGCAGGTCCAGCGCCGTCTCCAGGTTCTCCACCGTCGCCTTGTCGTTGACGGCCCGGACGAGGCCGGACAGGTCCAGGGTCACGGTCAGGGCGACCGACGCCGTCCGGGACGCCTCGAACCGCCCGGTGCCTCCGGGCGCGAGGGTCTTCAGGTGGGCGTCGATCAGGTCCCGCGCGGCCTCCAGCATCTCCAATGCCTCGCGGGCGGTGGCCGCGTTCCAGGTGTAGCGCGGCGGGTCGAACTGCGTTGCCATGGCTTCCTCGTTTCCTTGGTCGCAGGGAAGCCCCGGGCCCGACGGCCCGGGGCGGGTGGGTCACGGCGCCGGGAGCGGCCAGCCGCCCATGCCGGTACGGCGGTTGCTGTCGGGGCTGTCGACGTCGCGCGGCCGGTTGTCCTCCACGATCCGGCGCATCCACTCGGGCATCTCCATCACGGGCGGGAAGTGCTCCGCCGCGTTGTGGAACTCCACAGTGATGTCCACGCGGGAGACGTCCTGGCGGATGCCGTACTGGATGCGCAGGCCGTACGCCTTCCGACGGCCTCCGGTGAATGTCTTGACGACCGGCCGGTCCGGCAGGTTCACGCGGACCTCGTGGCTGATCTCCCGGACGACTGCCGTCACGTCGGTGGTCTGGCTCATCGGTTCCTCGTTTCCTTGGTCGCAGGGAAGCCCCGGGCCGTCGGACCCGGGGCGGGCGGATCACTCGCCGACGCTGCCGAGGTAGGCGGCGAGGTCGGTGCGCAGGCCGCCCCAGATGGCCAGGGTGTACTCGGCCGCGATGACGCGCTGCTCGTCGCCGGCCGCGCGGGCCTCGGCGAGCTTGCGCCGGAACCCCTGCTCAATGGCGTCCTCGCTCAGGCCGTCCCGCGTGCGCAGGGTGGACAGGGTGCGGGCGGCGGTGGCGAAGCCGACGGTGGCCATGTTCTGGGCGACGCCGGACGCCATGCCGTCGTCCACCACCTTGTGCAGCAGGTAGCTGTCGGCGGCCTCGCGGGCGTTCCGCAGCATCGGGCGGTCGTGGGTGTCGGTCATGGGTCCCTCGTTCCTTGGTCGGTCGTGCGATGACTTAATTAAACCATCACTCGGCCGGTTGGACAACCCCGAGCGCGCGGCAGATGCCGTCCTCCAGCCGGACCCGGGGCCGGTGGTAGCGGTGCATCCGGGCCGGGTCGCCGACCCGGTACTCCACGCCCGCCGGCCGCCCCGGCAGCGGCTTGACCTCCGGGGCGTACCCGGCGACCGCCGCCATCGTCCGGGCGAGATCGAGGAACGAGGTCCCCCGTCCAGTGCACAGGTTCACCGGCTCCGTCGTGCCCGCCTCGGCGACAGCGAGCGCCCCGGCCACGACGTCGTCCACGTGAATCCAGTCGCGCACCTGCGCGCCGCTGCCCCACACCTCCAACGGGTCCTCCCGGCGCAGCACCCGGCCGAGGATCGCCCGGAACGGGTACGCCTCGTCCTGGTCCTCGCCGTACCCGGAGAACGGCCGCACGACGGTCACCGGCACCCCGCTGTCGCGGAGGCGGGCGGCGAGGAGTTCGCCGGTCACCTTGGACCAGCCATACACCTGGTCCGGCTGCTGCACCACGTCCAGGTCCACGTCGTCCTCGCGCAGCCGGTAGCCGCTGCGCGCCGACCACTTCGTCTGAAACCACACCGGGTAGGCGGCGGAGCTGGAGAAGTACAGCACCCGGCCGGGCCGCGCGACGGCCGCCCACCGGAACATCTCCGCGTCGATGCTCAGCGACTCCGCCGTGGCGAGCGGGTCGCCGTCGATGGTGGACCGGCCGCCGACGACCGCCGCGCAGTGCACGACGAGATCAAACGTCGGGGACGGCGGGTTCCGGTAGGTGAGCTGCCGTCGGAAGAAGGCCCGGCAGTCCTGCGCCGAGGACGCCTTCGTGTCCAGGCCGGTCACGTCGTACCCGCGCCGCCTCAGCTCCGCCGCGAAATGCCTCCCGAGGAAGCCCCTGTCGCCGGTGACCAGCGCCCTCATGCCGCCGCCGTCCCGTACTCCGCGCGCACGCGGCGCAGCGCCCCGGCGAGGCCCGTGCCGTCCCGGAAGTCCAGCCACGCGCGCCGGTCGGCGGCGTCGGCGTCGGGGGCGTTGACGGCCGCGTACCGCTCGTCCATGGCCGCCTTGCCCGCCGCCGGGTGCAGGTGCTCCACGACGACGTCCGGCAGGTACCGCAGGCCGCCGAGGCGCTGGCCCAGCTCCTGCCAGAAGTTGTCGACGTACAGGTGCCGCAGGACCGGCGGCGCCATGAAGCCGAGCGCCCGCACCAGCCGGGACGGCATGAACGCGGCCGTCGGCAGGGCCTCGCCCTGGAGCAGGTCGTCGCAGTAGACGACGGCCGGGCCGGGTCCGGCGAGCGCGCCGAGGACGTGCGCGTCCCACCCGGCGGTGCGCGGCAGGTGGTCGTCACCCATGAAGCCCAGCGCGCTGTACTCGCCGGCGAACCGGCCGGCCGCGTGGTTCAGGGCGGCCGACATGCCGGTGCCGCCCTCGCCGTCGTGGACGGTCAGGTGCGCGATCTCGCCGACCCCCGCGCGCTCCCGGTAGCCGGGGAGTTCGGGGTCGTCGGCGTCCACGACGAAGATCAGGGCTGCGTTGAGGGAACCTGTGTCGGTGAACGCCTGTTGGAGACGGGCGGCGTTTCGCGGCCGTCCCCGCGTGGGGACGAGGACCGCCAGGGGCGGGGTGGTCTGCGTCATGCGCCGGACCGTACCGAGGATTCGCTGAATCACCGCACCGGTCGCTGCGCTCCCGGGCTCACCGGCGCGACGAAGCCCCGGGCCGCGAGGGCTCCGGGGCTTCGGTCGGTCGGCGGGTCAGACGGTGGCCGGCTGCGGCGCGCGGTCCGTCTTGTAGGCGAAGAACCGGCGCACCTCGTCGCGGGTGAAGCGGTTCGTCCACCCGTCGTCGGACTGGGCGATGATGCCGCCGCGCTCGACCACGAGGACCGTGAAGCGGTCCCAGTGCCCGGAGGCGATGCCGTCCTTCACCAGCCGGTCGCCGACGCCGACCGGGACCTGGACGCTGCCACCGGTGAAGCGCGTGTACCTGATGAACACCCCGGGCGTACCCTCCGGGACGACCCCGGCCCGCGCGGTGAGGTCGTCCGTCAGGTGTTCCTGGATCAGGTCGTACAGCGGCTCGGTGCGGTAGTGGTTCTCCGGGTCGTACACGCCCCGGGCCAGCCGCTCGAACACCGGCCGCAGCTCCCCGCTGTCCGGGGCGAGGTGGACGAAGGCCAGCCGCAGCGCCTCGTTGTCCAGCGGCGGCACGTAGCCGCGCCGGTCGGCGTCGGCGATGACCGCGTCCGGGCACTGGCGGGCGAGGTCCGCCGGGTGGGTCTTCTCGCCGGCGACGGCGGCCATGCAGCCGGGGCAGGTCAGCGCGTCCTCGGTGAGCCGGGCCGGGTCCAGCTTCTCGTAGTGGCGGACGACGGCGTAGCGGCCGGCGTCGCACGCGACGTCGATGAAGAACCCGGTGTGCGAGTTGAGCAGGCCCTGGTGGACGGTGCCCGCGTGGCCGGTGACGTTGCGACGGTCCATGGTCCCTCGTTCCTTGGTCGGTGTTGCTGATGAATTGATTAAATCATAGGTGTTCCGAAGGGGACAACCCCGGAGACGACGAGAGCCCCGGAACCATACGGCTCCGGGGCTGTGCGACCAACCGGCCGGCGGTCAGCGGGCGATGACGGGGCGGTGCAGGTCGCGGTGCTCCACGGTGACCACGTGGCCCCGACGGCGCAGGCGTCGGGCGAGGACGTTGGCGGCGACGGCGGAGCGGTGACGGCCGCCGGTGCAGCCGACCGCGACGACGGTGTCCCGGGCGGACGGGCCGGCGTCGTACGCCCGGACGGCGCGCACCGTGGCGGCCAGCAGGGCCTTGACGCCCGGCGTGCCGAGCACGGCACGGCGCACCGTGCGGTCTGCGGCGGTCAGCTCGCGCATGGCCGGGCTGACGTGCGGGTCCCGGAAGTGGGCCCGCAGGTCCAGGGTCAGGTGGGCGGCCGGGGCGTCGCCGTGGCCGTAGCCGAAGGAGACGATCCGGACGGCGCCGGGGCGGGGCTTGGTCATGGTCACCAGTCCCCGAAGGTGCAGACAGGCCCGCACGCGCCGCGTTCGTGCGGGCCGCCCGGAGCGAAGTGGTTCGAGACCTCGGCGTCGGTCGGGTAGCCGCCGGTGCGCCCCCTCTCCGTCCGGCCGTTGCCCCAGCGGACCGGCGCGGCACCTGCCTTCAGCTCGTCGCAGCGCGGGCAGCCGTCGAACTTCTGGCCGAAGCGCGGAGCGTGGTTGTGCTTCGTGGTCATCGCTTCCTCGTTCCTTGGTCAGGCGGGCGGGTTGTTGTCGATGCCGAGCAGGCCGCACATCGCGTCGCCGGTGTACTCGGCGAAGTCGGTGAAGTGTCCGAGGCCGCGCAGGAGCAGCGGCCACACGTCGCTCAGGATCTCGTCGGCCGCGTTCTGGAACCGGCGGTAGTCGTTCGGTCCACCGTCAAACGTGATCGTCGGGTCAGCCTCCAACGCTGCCCGGCGGTCCGACTCGCCCTGGAGTTCCCCGCACACGGCGCGGCCCGGGGTCCACAGACCCTGTTCGCGGAGCCAGATGTCGTAGGCCCGTTCCCCGGCGGCGCCGCCGACGAGGACGGGACGCGCCGTGTCGCCGTCCGGGTGGACGAAGGAGACGGCGCCGCTCGGGATGACGTTGCCGGGGTCTTCCCGGACGGAGATGCGGGCCATCCGGGCGCCCAGCCTCCAGTTGACGAGGAAGTGCCCGAGTTCATGGGCTGCGACCCCCTGGAGGTGTTGCGCGGGGGTGAAGTCGGCGACTTCGCCCAATGCCCCAGCCCCGGTGAAGAAGGTACGTGTGGGGAAGGCCGTCCGCACGGCCCCGTCGGGGTCCGCCACTCCGATGTTCGTGTGCCACATGGTCGGTTCCTCGTTCCTTGGTCCGTGGTTCCGATGAATTAACTAAACCATAGGCGTCCGTCGGCCCGCAACCCCGAACGCGAAGAACCCCGGAGACTCAGGGTCTCCGGGGTTCAGCCGCAGGCGGCGCCATTGTGATCACCGCCTCCGGTGCGTGCCCTTCGCGGCCAGCGCCTCCGCCTTGGCCTTCGCCTCGACGGCGCCGGCGTGGGAGTTGATGATGTGCGCGACCACCAGGCCGAGCAGCACCAGCGCGGCCAGCACCACCACGGCGATGACCATCACCGTGGCCAGCACCAGCGCGCACAGCGTCAGGACGACGCAGGCGAGCAGCGCCGCGTACAGCCACGGGATCATCTTCTCCGCCGCCGTCCGCTCCGGGCCCTGGTGCACGATCGCCCCGGCGGGGACGGCCGGCGCGGCCTCGTAATGGTGGTGGACGTGGACGTGAACCCCGCCGTCGGCCGCAGCCTGCGCCGCCGTCGGGTTGGCCCGCAGGTACTCCAGCAGCTCGCCGGGGACGGGGGTATGCCTCCGCTCTATCTCCATGGTCATCATTCCTTGATTCCTTGGGCAGAAGGGCCCCGGCAGGGGCCCCGAATTAGTTGTACCACGGCCGTGAGCGGCCCAATCAGGCGGCTAACGACGAAGCCCCGGGCCGTTGCGGCTCCGGGGCTTCGGGGCTTCGGGTCGTGCGGTGCGGTCAGGCACCGGAGGCCAGGAACGCCTTGCGCTGGAACAGTCGGAGCGCGTCGCCCCGGTTGCGGGTGGGCCGCGAGACGCGGTCACCCTGGCGGACCCGGTGCCACGTGCCCGGAACGCCCATCGTCCCGTGGTCGTCGGCGGCGACCTCCAGCGCGACTCCCGAGCGAAGCGTCTCGACGGTCCAGTTCATCAGTTCCTCCATCAGCCGGTCTCGATGAATTAACTAAACCATAGGTTCTGCCGCTGCACAACCCCTACGCGGCGAACCGGTAGCCGGCCTGCCCGCCCCGGGTGTCGTCGACCAGCACGCCCTCCGCCACCCGGGCCTTGAGCCACATATAGACCCACGGGCGGGACCGGCCGGTCATGGCGGGGATGTCCTTGAAGTGACGCGGCACCACCCGCTCGATGCCCCGGGCCCGGAGGGCGGCGAGCCGTTCGGCGGCGAGGCGTTCGGCTTCCACCCGCGTCGGCCGGGGACGGCTGTCCTCGTGCACCGTGTCCGGCGGCGCGGCGACGGCGGCCAGGCTTCCCGGACTGCGGCTCGCGGCGGCCTCCCGCCGGGCGAGACGGAGGGAGCCCTGAAGCATCCCGGGGACGACTTCCGAGGCGACTTCCAGGCTGTGCAGGACGCACAGCGGGACGGGCTTGAGGATGACGGGCGAGGCGTCGCAACGGGCGGCGCAGCGAGTGTTCCTGCTCATGTCAGTGATCCTTTGTCAGAGTTCCTTGGTCGTGTCGGCCGGCCGACAGGGCGAGAGAGAGACCCAAGGCCGGAGGTCGTTCGGCCGGTCGGCCGACAGCCGACTGACGCGCCCGGCACCGTCAGGCATGATCGCCGACTGACGGTGTGACGGGCCGACACAGTCAGTGTGCCCCACCGGATGACCCTCCGACACCTGTCTGACACACCGGCAAACGTCAGGGCGGGCACCCGGTTGACTGCCCCGGATACCCGCCCTGACGCGGCGCCTCACGACCTCATCCCGCAGCGGCGGCCTCCGCGAACACGTTCCCCGTGATCTCGTAGACGGCCCGGGTGTTGGGCGGCGTGAGCCGGCGCAGCACGCCGTCGTCGGCCAGCCGCTCCAGCTCGTCGTACACCCACCCGCGCGACCGGCCGACCAGCCCCGGGATGTCCTCCAGGGCCTGGAACGTGACCTCGTGGTCCTCGCCGGACGCGAGGATGTTGATGCGGTTCAGCAGCTCCGCCCGCGCGTCCTCGGTGGTCATCCGGCCCTCGTCCACGATGGGGTCGGCGAAGGTGAGGGACAGCCCGTCGGGGGCGGCCAGCGGCTCCCCCGTGTCGATTCCGTCGCTGGTCAGAGACATGTCCCGCACCTCCGTGAAGTCGTCGTCCACCGTGCTCTCCGCGACCGCCTGCGCGGCCGGGGACACCCGCTCGGGCTGCTCGTCGGCGATGCCCCGGGCGAGGATGCGGTACGTCCCCTCGTCCAGCTCCGCCCAGAACTGCCGCGAGGACTCCCGGGCCTCCTGCGTGTCCTTGGCGGTGCGCCTCGGCGCCCGGCCGTCGATGGGCCAGTGGGCCCGGTCCGTGCCCACGACCTCGGCATACAGGCTGCCGGGGCTGTCGTTGCGCCACTTCGTCGGGTCGGCGCCCGCCTCCAGCGTGTCCCGGTGCAGGGAGTACTTGGCGTCCTGGTCCTCGTTCTGGCCGTGGGCGACGGACTGCACGAGGGCCGCCCGGGTCTTCCGGCTGATGTTGTCGTGCGGCATGGTCTGCATGGACAGGCAGATGTGGACACCGATGGACCGCAGCTTGCGCAGCAGCTCGTCCAGCTCCTCGTCCATCTCCACGGCGATGTCCGCCGCCTCCTCGATGTCCACGAACACCAGCGGGATGCGGTGCAGCGTCCACATCTCCGAGACCCACTGCTTGTAGCCGACGCCGCCGTCTGCCCTGGTCAGCGAGGCGAACAGGCCCGACCGGTACCCGATGACCCGCTTGAGGTTGACGACCAGGGTCTTCACCTCGTCCTCGTCCTTGGCGGCCAGTCCCAGCATGTCCTCGACGTCGCCGAAAGACTGCTCGAACTTGGCCGGGTCGCCCACGATCGGCACGACGTCGATGCGTTCGCGCATCTGGAGGATCGCCGTGACCATCGTCTCCGTCTTGCCCGACCCGGAGACGCCTGTCCACTTCGTGTGCGCCAGCGGCCGGTCCGCCTCCGGGTCGCCGCACAGCCACCACTCGATGTCCGAGCCGTTGGTGCGCCCGCCCAGCCAGATGGGTGCGTCGGCGACGGACATCCCCCGGTGGTCCGGGCGGTTCGCCCAGGTCACGGGCTTGCTGGAACCCTGCTCACGGGTGAACGTGACGTCCACCTGCGACTCGTCGCCCTTGACCCGGAGCACCTTGACCTGGTCGGCGCCGACGCCGGCGACAGCCGCGATCTGCTCCCGGGCGTCCTGCGCCTCCTTCGCCGTGGTCGGCGCGTCCAGGTGGACCCGGGCGCGCAGCTCGTCGGCCGACTCCTGCACCTTGCCGACCTTGGCGTCCTTGAACGCCCTGACCTTGGCCAGCAGGCCGTCGTTTCCGCTGGTCTGCTGCGACTTGTCGGTCTCCCGCACGCCGGACAGGGCCGCGTGGCGCACGCACCACGCGGCCGACAGCACGAGGCCGCCGAGCGCCCACGCGCGGAGGATGTCCTCCTGCCAGGGCCTGATCGCCACGGCGAAAAGAGACCAGGTCAGGACGGCCGTGGCGAAGACCATGACCATGGTCCGGGTCTCCCGACGGCGCACTGCCCAGTTGGTCCAGGTCGCGTACGCCAGGTACCCGAAGCTGAGGGCGAGGAAGGCCGTCCACAGCTCGCTGTGACCGCTGGTGGCGATGACGATGTGGAGTACGAGGGACAGCGGCCAGACGGCCGCCACGACGGCCCACGGCAGGACGTACGAGACGATCCGCTCGGGCACGTTGAACAGGGCGTATCCCCGCACGCGGGGGGTGTGCTTGCTCATGTCGTCCACCGCCCTCACTGCACGGAGAAGCCGCCACGGCGGCCCCCGGGACGGTTCACCCTGCGGTCGGACTCCAGGTCGTCCAGCAGGCCCTCGAACCGGCGCCACGCCTTGACCGCGTCGGCCGCGCCGGCGACGCAGGAGTTCGCCATGTGGTCCAGGTCCCGACCCACCTGCCGCAGCGTGAGCGCGAGCTTGGCCGCCTGCGCGGGGCTCATCCACCCGTCCTTGGCCTGCCGCGCGTTGGCCCGCGCGGACGCCTTGAGCTGGCCTTCCGCCATCTTCGCGCTGACGGCGAGGTAGTTCAGGATCGCCCGGTACGCCTCGCAGAAGGCGTGCAGGTCGTCCTGGTTCGACAACTCCATGGAGCCGATGGACTGCGCGAGCTGCGCAATGTTCTGACCCCTCGGCCCGCCGGGCCGGGACGCGCCCTGACCTGCGGACTTGCTCGTCTTCTCCGCCGGCGCCGGGTGCCCCTGGGAGTCCAGGCCCTGGCGGCGCAGCTCCTCGGCCGACTTGCCGTTGGCCCGGCCCCGCGCGCTGAACGGGTTGTCCGGGTGGTTCACTCCGATACGGCTCATGACTGAGTCCTCTTCCTGCTTCCTGATTCCTGGGTCCGAAAGGGCGAAAGCCCTACCAGGGTCATCCCCGGTAGGGCTTTACCTAAATCAAGCGTCTCGCGGTCAGTCCTTCGCCGCAAGTGCCTTCTCAGCGCGCTGGATCGCCTTCTTCAGGCTGTCCGGCTTGACGTCCTCGTAGCCCGGCAGGGTGGGGACGATGGCCCGGACCTCGTCCCGGCTGTGTCCCGTCTCCATGAGGAACCGGACGGCGGCCGACACGCTGCTCAGCTTGTCCTCGGGGACATCGACCTTGCTGTCCCGCGCGGGGGACACGGCCGGGGACACGGTGTCCCCCTCGGCCTTGATCTCCTCGGGCGTCTTGTCCACCCGGATGCGGACGGAGGGACGCGCGGGGGACACGGCGGGGACAGCCACGCGGGTGCGGGACACGACCGGCGGGACAGGCGCGGGGACAGCCGGCGCGGCGGGGGACATGTCCCCGGGGACAGGGGACACAGGGGCAACCGGGGCCGTGTCCCGGGGGACAACCTGCGTGGGGGACATGTCCCCGGGGACGTCGTCCTGTCCCTTGTCCCGGGACACCAGGGACAGCGCCCAGTCGTGGCGCGCGTCGATGCCCGCCAGGTCCGTGACCGACTTGCGCCGGACGATCCGGGCGACGATGTCCGCCTCCGCCCGCGCGGCCTCGTCGGAGGACAGTCCGTGGCGGGCGGCGTCGATGGCGGTGGCCAGCTTGGCCGTCCGGCGGCGGTGGCGGATGGTGCCCGCCTTGACGGCGGCCACCTCGTCGGCGAGGTCCACCGCGCGGTCGGCGGCCCGGCTGCGGGCGATGGCGGCGGAGTCGGCGCCGCGCCGGCCGATGCCCAGGAAGGCCGTCAGGCGCTCCCGCAGCTCGCGCAGGGCGGACGCCAGCAGGCCGTTGGACTTCTCGCCGGACATCCGCAGCTCAAGGCCCAGAAGCAGGTGCAGCAGCACAGCCAGCAGCACCGGGCCGAGGACGACCCGGACGGGGCCGCCGACGCTGCCCGACACCTGGAAGGCGGGGATGGCCTGCACGAGGACTGCCGCGTAGGCGAGGTACGCCGGGCCCTTGGTCCGGGTGGCCCACGCGTACACCGTGAGGGCGATAATGGCGGCCTCGGCGACGCCGCACAGCACGGCGCGTTCGGTCTGGTCGGAGATCTGGAGCGCCGTCTCCAGGAAGCGGTACGAGGTGTCGGCGGACATGGCCAGGGCCAGGGCGGCCGGGACAAGCAGACCCAGCGTCGCAGCCGTGGTGCGGGACATGCGGGACATGGTCTGTCCTCTCTTCCTTGGTCAGGTTCCTTGGTCGGTGCTGATTTTCTTAAATCATCGTACACGCTATCTGTCCCCGTGTCCCCTGCCCCGGCAAACCTTTGTCCCGGGACATCACCACCCCGTGTCCCGAGGGGGACGTGTCCCCGTGTCCCGAGGGGACATGTCCCGGTGTCCCGGTGTCCCGGTGTCCCCGGGGACACGTCAAAGCCCCTGCGGTTGTCCCGCAGGGGCCCTGTGTCCCTGTCCCCCTGTCCCGCCGTCAGGTGTCGTCCCTGTCCCCGGAGATGTCCCGGCAGGGGCGGAAAGGGTCAAAGCCGTCGCACGGATGCTGGGGGCGGAACGGGTCGGCGCTCTGTACCCCCGAAGCCCTGTCCCGGTCGTCCGCCGTGACGATCTCGCTGAACCAGAAGTCGGTGATCTCGACGTCCCGCAGCTCCACACCCTCGGAGCGGGACACGTCCCGCGCGGCCTCCGCACGCAACCGCATCTCGTCGCACCGGGCGAGGGACCACGCCGTCCCGTCCAGCACCTTGGCGTGTCCCCGGACGGTGGCTGTCCCGCCGTAGAAGTATCCGAACTTCAGCCGTCCGGTCATCGCAAGATCTCCGATCCGGGCGCGACAGTCCATGCGCGGACAGGGGAGCGGGGGACAGCGCGCAAGGCGCCTGTCCCCTGAAGGACGATCAGGTGATCCGTCACCCATGAGGCCGGGCGCCGGACTGCGGCGGCGAGGTCGGTGAAGTGTCCCGGGGTGAACTCCCGCACGCCCCGGTCGTGCAGGTCCCGTATGCGCTGCCGTACGGCGTCGGCGAGCGCGGGCGGTGAGCCGGTCGTGACTGTGGTGGTCGGCACGACGTTCTCCGTTCCGTGTTCAGATATGAAGGGGCAGGCCCTTGCCGGCGGTGTGTCCGCCGTGGACATTCCAGATCCACGTCCGAGCGTTCAGGTGCTCGAACACGGCTCCGTCGTCCAGCAGACGCACCAGATAATCCTCGTCCTCGCCACGGTAGCGGCGGCCGACCCCTTCTGTCGTCACTTCCTGACCGGGACGAAAGCCGCCTACGGCACGGACCCGTTCCGTCCGTACCAGATGCGTCATCGGGATGAACGATCCGAGCCGGCGCAGATGTGCCTCCTGTTCGGCTCCGAAACGCACGCCCCAGGGGGAGACCCACTGGCCCTGCACGGACACGGCCGTCGGGTCCGCGCCTCCGCGCACCACCGGCGCCGGGTAGACGAGGTCCGGCCGCTCGCGCGACTGCTCCATCACCCGCATGCACGCCATGAGGTGGTTGGGCTTCAGCTCGTCATCGTCGTCGAGCCAGGCCACGACGTCGGCGGTGACGCGCTGAAGCGCCCGGTTCCGGGCCGCGTCGGCCCCGGTGCGCAGGCTGTCGCGTTCCACGACGACCTGGTCCGGCCGGCGGCGCTGCGCCCGTACGGAGGCCAGCGCGCGTTCCAGCATGGCCTCCCGCCCGGGGATTGTGGGGATGACGACGGCGACTGTCATGCGAGGCACGAGGGTGTTTCCTCTCCGTCTGCCGGTGGGCTCCAGCGCATGGCGTCCCGGACCGGCGGTGCGTAGCGGTGATCGTAGGGGCGCCCCAGTCCGAACAGCGCTCCGAGGTCTGCCGCAGCCATCGCGGCCACACCGGCCGGCGAGGACGGGTCGAGCCCGACAACCACGGAGCCCGCTTCCTGACCCTCTTGGTCAGGCGCGGGCTCCCGGCTGCCAGGCGTCCGGTCCGATGGCATCACGCCCCCTTGACGGCCACCCACAGGGTGTCCTTGTCGGCCTGCGAGCCTTCCGGACTGATCTTCTGTGCCTTCCCGTCCCGGCGCAGCCGGTCCAGGGACAGGTACGTGCGGGACTTATTCAGCCCCATCTCCTCGGCGATGTCGTTGCGGGTCAGGCCGTCCGGGTTGTCCTGGAGCATGGCCAGGATCGTCTCGTCACGGCGGATGGTCTCGGCGGGCCTCGGGCGTCCTCGCGGGGGACGCTGCGCGGTCATGGTCATGGTTCCTTCCTCGGGTTCTGCACAAGGGCTGATGATTTATCTTAATCGGTATTCCCGGTCCTGTCACGCCTCAACCCCCGGCGAAGTCAGCAGACCCGAGGAGCGGACCAGCGCGCACGCGGCGTCCACGCCCATCGGTTCGGCGCCCTCGGCGAGGTGCGCCGGCCGCTGCCACAGCACCAGCTCCGCCCCGGACGACAACGGCCCGCCGGGCGAGGTGCCCAGCAGGCCGGCAGTGCCGTTCTTCAGTTCCAGGTGGTCCCGCAGCAGCCGCTCGTACGCCTCCCGCAGGCCGAGGTACGCCCTGCGCAGATCCCGGGCGGGTATCCGCTGCGCGCCGTGCTTGCCCATACCGTCTGTCCCCTCGTTCGGCTCCGGTGCGGCCGGGGACGGTATCAGCGGCCGGCGCCGGCGCCGAACGGCTTACTTCACCGCGCGCTGCGTCCACGCCTCGCGCATCCCGGGGTCGAACGACGCGGCCTGGCTCGCGGCCCTGGAGGCGGGCATGGTCAGGAACGCGTCGCGGCCCCGGCGGGTGGTCAGCTTCTCCAGCACCTCGTCACCGGTGACAAGACCCTCCCACTCGGTGAAGTTCTTCTCCCCCGGGGCGACCGAGACGCCGCTCTTGACGACGAGGTACGGCAGTGGCGCGGGGTTGTCCACCTCGCTGTCGACGGCGAAGATGCGGATCTCCGTCCACCGGCAGGTGGAGCAGTGGGTGCGCGGCGGGGCGAACGTCGCGTCCGGGTGGTTCTGGTGCCGGGGCCGGAAACTGGAGCCAAGCCCCAGCAGCTCCCCGGTGATCGTGATCGACTGGCCGTGCTGGTCCTGGATCGTCCACGTCCCCGCCTTGCCGACGGACTCCAGTCCGGGCAGGGGTGTAGGGCTTGGCATGGTCTCGTCTCCTCAGTCCGTGGTCCTGCCCCGAGCGTACCCGCCGGACCGCTTGGTCCACCTCGCGGGATCGCGCCGTCCCGTCGCAGGTCCGGCGGGGCGTGGCGGCCCAGCGTATCGGGTATGTCTGATTTAACGAAATGACTCAGGGGCGGAGGACCAAGGAATGCGGATCATGGGGTGGGACCTGTCGATTACGTGCACGGGGGTGGCCATGCCGGACGGCTCCACCGCTGTCGTCAAGCCGCGCGGCAAAGGCTATGACCGGCTGCTCGGTATCGAGGAACGACTGTGCGCGGCGGTGCGTGTGGCCCGGCCCGACCTCGCCGTCATCGAGGACATCCGCGCGGGCCTGAAAGGCGACGCCGCCAAGGTCGTCCCGATGGTGCACGCGGTCGCCATACTCGCACTCGGCCGGGCCGGGGTGCCGTACGTCCTCGTCAACGCCTCCACGCTCAAGCTGTATGCCACCGGCTACGGCGCGGCCGACAAGGACTCCATGGCGCTGGCCGCGCTCACCTACGGCGGCCGGACGTTCCCCGGCGACACGGGCGGAGACATGTGCGACGCCTGGTGGCTGCGCGCGGCCGGGTACGCGGCCTACGGCCGGCCGGTGGTGCGGGTGCCGCAGCCCCACGTGGACGCCTTGCGCGCGGTGGAGTGGCCGCGCGTCGGTGAGATCAGCCCGCTCATGGAGCTGCGGAGGAAGCGCGCCACGGCCCGCCCGGGGCGCCGGCGGAAGGCGGCCGTCTGACATGATGCGGTCGCGGCCCTCGGCCGTAAACAGGGGAAAACCCCGGGCGCGCTCTGCCCGGGGTTTTCCTCGTGGTGCGGTGGTTCGGGTCAGCCGCCGAACGGGTCCGCCGGCTCGTCGCCCCCGCCGCTGACGGCGGTGGCGGAGTGCACCGGCACGTCCCGCTCCGCGTGGGGGTTCTGCGCGGCCGGGGTGTACCGGGCGCTGAACGACTGGCTGGCGAACTTGGCGCCGGGCGCCTTGACGCTCTTGCCCCGGGCCATCTCCAGGTACCCACCGACCTCGGGGAGCTGCATGCCCGCCTTCTTCAGCGCGTCGGCGAGCGCCTTGATCTTGGTGTTGGAGACGTAGAGGGTGCGCTTGCCGTCATCCTCGGGCAGCGCCACCTCCTCGTAGTCCTTGCCCTCCCAGGTGACGCCGGTGGCCTCGCACTGCATTTCGATGACCATCATCTCGACGGGCCGGGCCGACTCCACCGGGATGGTGAGCTGGGACTGGATGGTGGGCCGCTTGCCCTGCCAGAACAGCAGCTCGCGGGTCTCGTTGTCGGTCTGCTGCGCCATCCGCCAGTCCAGGATGGTGCCGGCGACGACGTGGCCGACCTTCGGGAACTTGGCTCCGATCTTCTTGTCGCCCGAGAGGAACCGGGCGGCCTTCACGGCGTCCGCGCTGAACGGGTCCGTCGAGGTGGTCATGTGTTTCTCCTGTGTCTGTGGGCCTGTTGGTCCCTGGGTTTCCTCGTCCCGCCGTCGGCGGGGGAGGGGAGCCGGTGGTGCGTGGCTCCGGTGCGCGGCCGGGTCTCGAACCCGAATCTCCAGGGACTTACCGGCACGGGGTGACCGGGGTCCTTGGGGCTCTAGCCAGTTGAGCTACCGCGCTGCCAGCGTTTTACGGCCGCCGCCAGACCACCCACCGACCGCCGGTGTGAGCGTTTCGCCCTCGGGCTACTTGCTGCACGACGGTGCGGCTTAGGTCTCTCAGGGCCCCGAGGCCGGGGGATGTGGCCCCGGGGCGGTCTCTGTGGAGTTGATCCGGGAGGGTCTGTGACGATTGGTGAACTACGTCTGACGCGCCCGGAGTTGGTGTGCTCCGTATGCTTTTATGATACCCCGTCGGAGGATTTAGTTAAACCCTCTTCACCCACCGGGTTCCGCGAGTTCCCGGAGCCTCGTCTGCATGACGTCGACCAGCGCGTCCACCTCCGCCTTGGACAGGCCGGCCTTCGTCGCCTCCTGCCAGACGGCCGACGCCTCACCCTTGGACGTGACCGCCTTGGCCCGCTCGCGCAGGGTCGGCGGCCGGACCGTCGTCCGGGACGTCACGCCGGTGTCCGGGTCGTAGTCCCCGGCCACCGGAGCCGACTTCACCGTTTGCGCGGCCGGCCGCGACGGGGCGAACGTGCCCGCCTCGGAGACCATGACCGGGGAGGCGAGGTTGCGCAGCTTGCGCCACTCCCGCACCCGCTCACACAGCACGGCCGCGTTCCAGCCCGACTCCAGGTCGATGCCGTAGACGGCCGGCTGCTTCGTCCCCGACTTGTCCACCGGCAGGTGGATGACGATGCCCGCGTCCAGCCGGACCTTCGTGCCCGGCTTGTCGAACCGGCTCAGCGGGTCCGGCTCCCACGTCTCCTCGTGCCGGTCCCACACCCCGGCCGTGTTGATGCCCTGCGCGTACGTCCCGAGCTGGATGGCGATCTCCTGCCACCCGTAGTCGAGATCCCGGCCGGTCTTCTTGTCGCCGATCACGTACTCCCCGGGGGACAGACGCACCTCCGCCCGGCCGATCCCCAGCACCAGCGGCTTGGTGACCTTGTAGCAGTTGTCCGAGGTCCCGGCGACGCCGTACTGCTTGACGACCGTGGTGAACTCGATGAGGTGCGGCACGGGCTCCAGGCCCGTCTCCTCCAGCAGCCGGATGTACGTCTCCACGTCGTCCCGGCAGTCCGGCGGCACCTGCTCCAGGATGCTGCGCGGCCCGCCCGGCGAGTGCCACGCCCGGTCAGCCATCTCCGTGAACGAGTGCATGGACGTGCCGAGGTTGGCGGCGACCTTGTCACCGGCGGCCGTCTTCAGCTCCGCCGTCAGCTCGTCCAGCAGTTTCTTGTCCGCGCGCACGTGCTTGCCGTGGGCGCGCTGCACGATGTCCGGCCGCATCGTCGCCCCGAGCAGCGCCATACGCAGACCCCACTGGGACAGGGCGTACGTGTCGCTGATGGACTTGGCGAACGTCGTCGCCCTCGTCCACGCCTGCTCCCGGCCGGTGTCCGGGTGCGGGATGAGGTACCGGCCGTACCGGTCGCGCTTGGTCTCCTTCTCCCCGTGCGTCCCGGACCCGCCGGCGAGGAACTGCGCCGCCGACGCGTTCCGGTCCTGCGCGGGAGCCGGGGCCGGGGCCGGCCGGCCGCCGAGGAACCGCGCCGCCGCGTCCGCCTGGTCAGTCGTCACCGCAGCACTCCTGCCCCTGCCAGCCGTCGTCGCCGTCGGCGCGGATGATGTCACCGATCCGGATTGCGGCGAAACAGCCGGAACACTCGCCCTCGTAGGCGGCGGGGAACCAGGGGCCGGGGCCGTCGTCGGGCTGGTCGTTGTCGGCGTCGATGCCGCCGAGGAAGCGGGCCGCTGCTGCGGCGTCCTGTCGTCCGTGCATTCCGTGGTCTCCTGTTCCGTGGTCCGGGGAGCGGGGGCCCGCTCCACCGTCTCGCCGAGGTTGGTCAGATTGCCGGTGCGGCCGTCGTGCGGGCCGCCGATGACGATGGCGTGGATGACGCCGTTGGTCTCGCCGGTGACGCGCATGAGCGAACCGCGCCGGGTGAAGTGGTCGCCGGTTTCCAGAAGGCCGAGGAGCACCGGGCCGGTAGCTGCTCGGACGGCCGCCACATCGCGGCGCACCTGGCCCATCACGTCCCGAGGGTCCAGGTCGGGGCTGGTCGCCTCGTCGTTCCCGGAGTCCACGGCGCCGCAAAGCCTGCACCGGAAAACCAGTTCTTCCCCGTCGTCCTCCGCCGGGTCGTTTTCGGTGAACCCGTCCGGGTGCGTGCACGGCGTACCGCAGGCGACGCACACCAGCCGGTCGTCCTCCACGCCGAACACCCCGTCGGCGTGGTCGCACGGACGGCCGTCCTCGGTCTCGCCCTGCGGCAGCCGGCTCTCAGGCGGGGTGAACCAGCCCACGGCGTCGCAGTGCTCGCAGGCGGGGACCTCCCGGCCGTCCACGCTGAGCGTGTCTCGGAATCCGTCCGGGTGTGTGCACGCCGCCTGCCGCGCGGCCTTCTCCGCGTCCACCCGCGCGGTGCACTCCGCACAGGCGACGACGCCGTGGGGCACGTTGGTGCCGCAGCCGGGGCACCGGTGGTCGTCGGTGTTGCACTTACCGCACGCCGGGTCGAACCCCTCCGGGCTCGGGCGGCCCTCGGTGAGCAAGGCGGACACCCTTGCCCTGAGCAGAGGGCCACCCGTGGGCGCGCCCATGAACCGCTCGGCTTCGGTCCGGGTGCCGTCGTCCATCGCGTCCAGGACGGTTCCGACGCCGGACGTCTCCCGGGTCAGGGCCTCCGCCAGCGGCGAGCCGTTGAACTGGTCGGCCATCGTCGGGATCGGCACACCGGCGCAGATGTAGCACTGGCCAACCGGGACGTGCCCGCAGTCGACAGCCAGCGACGCGACGAGACCGTCCGTCGTGCCGACGATGTCCGGGTACGTGCCGAGCGGGAAGTCACTCCCGGCGGGGCACGGCCGGGGCGTCGCTTCCGGGGTGAGATGGCTGCGCACCCGGCCGTTGTCGGTGAGCTGCACCGGGTGCCTGCACAGGCGGCACTGTGGGCTGTCGGCGGTCATGTCCTCGGCGAGCGCGACACCGGCCGGCGTGGCGGGCTTCTCCCCGGCGCCCTTGCACTTGCGGCTGTCCGGGTTGGCCTGCCAGTCGGGGTTGTTGGCGGTGTGGTGGCGGACCGTGCCGTCCGCGTTGACGCTGCACTCCTTGCCGCACACGGCGCACGGTGCGCGCTCAGGGGTCGACTGAGTCATGGGCGTACCTTCCTGGTTCCTTGGTCAATGGCCTAACGGCCAGGTGGGGAGGGCCGCCGCAGCCCTCCCGGGTGGGTCAGCGGCCGATGCGCGGGCCACCGTGCTGCACCAGACGGATCACGGCGTTGGTGTAGGCGTCGTTCCGGGCGAGGTTGCCCAGCAGCTTGTACGCCCCGGCGTCCAGCGCGTTCAGGTCGACGGCGGGCAGGTACGCCGCCGCGTGGGCGATGCGCCGCCGTTCGTTCTCGACGGCCAGCTCCTCCGCGCCGCAGTCGCAGAACGACCCGCTGTGCCCAGACATCCCGTCGTCCGCGTACTCGAAGCGGTGGATGTGCGGCTGTTCGTCGGGCTCGGTGAACGGGTTCTTCGGCTCCTGCGCCTGCTTCCCGTCGGCCTCCTGACACTCTCGCAGGTAGACGTGCTCGAACGCCTCCGCCGTCCGCCGGACGGCCACCAACGCGTCGTCGTCGGCCTCGGTCCAGCCAGCCGCCAGATGCAGCGTCTTCATGGCGAAAGCGATCTCCTCGCGGACGACCGCCCGTAGCCTCGTCTCGTCCATTCCGTAGTCCCCGTTCCTGTAGATTTAGCTAAATCATACCTGACGGTCGCGCTGCATGTAAGGGTCCAGCTTGCGGGAGGCGAGGGTGACCGCGAACAGGTCGCTGGCGAGGCCGGCCCGGATCTCCTCGGGCACGGTGTGCCCGGCGTAGCGGAGCATTCCGATCAACTTCGGAGACGCCGGCTTCTTCCTCCACGCCGCCGTCCGGGTCATGTTGAGCGCGGACCGATCGGTGGCCTCGGTCTCCGCCCACGCCATGGCGATGCCGAGGTCCAGGCCCTCGTGCAGCCGCTCCCAGTTCCCGCTCGGCGGGGCGTAAGCGACGTCCCACTTCTCGGCGCCCTCGCGGGACGGCCACAGCAGGATCTCCCCGTTGTCGCCGAGCGGGATGAACTGGATTCCCGCTCGGGTGCGCAGCCACGAGTAGGCGGCCGACGCCTTGAACAGGTCGATGTCCCGGTGGGTCAGCGCGAACCGCAGCGAGCCGGCCGGAACGCGGGCGTCCTTGCTGGACTCCTCGCGCTCGTACGCCTCGGCCAGAGTCTCGCCGTCGGCCACCTCCCGGAGCTGCGCGCCCGGCTCCAGGTCGACCAGCGTGCACAGCGACCCGCCCTCGCCGGCGAGGATGAGCACCAGGGCGTCCTCCTTGCCGGTGGCCGGCGACGGCCGCAGCACCCGCCCCACCATCTGTATGAACAGCGGCTCGGACTTGGTCGGCCGGGCGATGACCGCGCAGTCTGCGAACGGGAAGTCGGCACCCTCGGTCAGCACCATGCAGTTGACCAATGTGCGGATCTCGCCGGTGCGGAACTTGCGGTAGATGTTCAGCCGCTCCTCGCGGGGCGTGCCGCCGTGCACGTACGCCGCGCTCGGCAGGGCCTCGGCCGTCTCCCGCGCGACCTCCACCGTCGGCGTGAACACGATGGGGGACCGGCGGTCGGCCGCGTGCTCCTCCAGCACCTTGGCGATGATCTGCGGGCCGCCCGCCTCCATCAGCGCGTCGCCCAGGGACGAGGCGGTGTAGTCGCCCCGGCTCCGCTTGACGTCCCCGAGGTGCAGGGTGTCCACGTCGATGAGCCGGGAGCGCACATCGGTGAGGTAGCCCCGGCTCATCGCCCACAGCGGGGAGCGCGTGTAGACGGCGTCCTCCCACACGTCCCCGAGACCCTGGCCGTCGCCCCGGGCGAGTGTCGCGGTGAAGCCGACGGCCTTGGTGCCGGGCATCCCGCTGTAGCAGCCGAGGGCGGCGAGGATGTTGCGGTAGCTGACGGCCGCCGCGTGATGGCATTCGTCAACAATGACCAGCCCGACCTTGCCGCACTTCTCCTGGCTGTCGAGCAGCCGGTGCAGCCGCTTCTCCCGAGCGAGGGTCTGCACCGAGCAGACCATGACGTCTGCGGCGATGTTGTCGTCCGCCGCCTTCACCTTGCCGGTGAACAGGGACGGCTCGGTCTGCTTCAGCTTGGACAGCGTCTGGTCGGCCAGCTCGTCGCGGTGCACGAGGATGACGACGCGCGTGCCCTCCGACTCGACGTGCTCGGCCGCCATGCGGGAGAACACGACAGTGTTGTGCGTGACGATGTGGTGCCTCGTCACCTGGTACAGGCTGTCCGGCGCGGCCACCCGGATGCACCGGATCTCCTGGTCCTCCACTCGCTCCACGGCCACGATGGTGCGCCGGGGTTCGAACGTCCGGCGCGGTCCGCCGGCGCGGTTCTTCCTCGGGGTGGACAGAGCGGGTGCGTCAGAGGGCATGAGGATGTTGACCACTATGTTCTCGTAGTCCTCGCCGCTGGTCGGCTGAACCCGGTTGTAGCACCGCACGCTCGCGGTACCCCCGAGAGAGCAGACCAGTTCGCTCACGTCGTCCGCCAGTCGCGGCGAGGTGGTGTGGTAGCAGACCGCCCGGCGTTCTGCCCGACTGGAGCCGTCGTTGTCCATGAGGCCGTGCAGCAGGGCAAGTCGCTGCGCCGTCCCGGCCTCCAGGTACCGGCGCGGGATGAACTTGTCCGCGCTGGCCACGTCCAGACCCATCACACGGATGTGCTTCTGAACCCCTCGGACGATGAAGCGGGGGCACCACTTCGTCTCGTCCACGGTCGCCCGGGTCACCTCGTGCTCCGCACGGACGCGTTCGGCCACGTGTTCGTCGGGCGTGGTCAGGACCGGGCTGGTGTGGCTCAGGTAGCCGTTGGCGAGCAGCGCCCCGAGCGTGTACGGGCCGATAGGGAGTTCCGCGTCGGGTGTGAGAGTGCCTGACACCGGGATGGCCCACCGGTTGGCCCGCCCGTGCTTCAATCCGTGGTCCGCTATCTCCGACGTGCTGAGCGTGCGAACCTCCCGGGACGTACGCCGGTGCGCGTGGTCCCGCACGGTCCACAGGTGTTCCGCGTCCGTGACGACGGACGACCCGTCCCGGAAGGTCACACGGAACGCGGGCAGGACGCCACGGTCGTAGACGTCCACGACCTCGGTCGGGTGACCGTTGCTGCCGAACACGAGGTCCCCGGGCTCCAGGTCACCCCACTTGCGCAGACCGTCCGGGGTGGGAACTTCGGTGTTCAGTGGATGGCCTTTGCCCATGCCGGTCGCCAGCACGGCGGCCGGCCGCTGCATCCCGTCGGCCCACGCGGCGCGCACCGTGTCGATGCACTCGCGCTGGTACTCGCGCAGGGCCAGAGTCTGGCTCATCGGTCCCCCTCGTCGTTCCCGTCCAGCGCCCGCTCCAGCGCGCCGTAGCCCGGCCCCCGGCGCAGCCCGAGCAGCCGGTAAATTTCCGTGGCGTGCAGCATCCCGGACCGGGGGTCCGACGGAACCGGGTACGCCTCTTCCTTGCCGCACTGCTCCAACAGCCGGTCCACCACGCGGCGCAGGTCCGTCTCGGACAGGGCCAGCGCCCGGGCCCGCAGCTCGTGGTTGTAGTCCTCCGCACTCATGCGGCCTTCGTCCCCTCGTACTCCGCCACGGCGCGGTCCCACGCGATGCGGGCCGGCTCGTCGGCGAACCGGGGGTCGGCACCGTGACGCGCGATCAGGTGCTCCCACAGGTCGGCGAAGTGCTCGCCGTCCCCGAGGCCGTCGCAGCGCACCGTCCACCAGCAGCTCGGGCAGTCGGCGTGCGGGCCGGTGGAGTGGGCCGCCGCGCGGCGCAGGCGCCCGAGGTAGTCCACCAGTTCCACGTCGTCCACGTCGGAGCCGAACAGGTTGAGCGCCGCCCCGTAGGCGGTCTGTTCCGTGGTCATAGGCCCGTGATCCTCCCAGCGGGGTGCGCAATCGCCGAACCAGCACCCCATCGCCGCCCCGGCGTCCCGGGATTCCTTGGTCAGTGGTCGGCGCGGCCCCGTCGGGCCCGCTGTCCGTTATGGTACCCCTCGTGTAATCGTGTGTAAACGCGGGTATCATCGTGACGCATACTTACGCACCGTCAAGGAGGAGCAGTGGAGGACTTTCTGACCGTCCCGAAGGCGGCGGCCCGTGCACGCGTCGCCAACGGCACCGTCTACCGATGGCTGGCCGAGGGGAAGCTGACCAAGTACAAGGACGGCACCGGCCGCGTGTGGGTGGACCCGGCGGAGCTGGACGAGCTGACCCGCATCCGCCCCGCCACGGAGGTGTCCGTCTCCGCCGCCACGCCCGCAGTCACGGGGTCGTGATGGCGCCGCCGGTCATCAAGGCGATAGAGACCGAGGCGTTCGGCTGCAAGTTCCGCTCCCGCACCGAGGCCCGGTTCGCCACGTTCTGCGACGCGGCCGGCGTCCCGTGGGAGTACGAGCCCGAGGGCTACAGGCTGGCCAGCGGCTGGTACCTGCCGGACTTCCGCATCCGGCCCGAATGGGCCCCTGACCAGGTGTGGGTGGAGATTAAGCCGCCCAGCGATACATTCGACGATCCACGCTGGGCGGAGCTGGCCGAGGGGAGCGGGCTGATCGTCCTCGTGCTGCGTGGCCTGCACCGGCGGGGCGACACCTGCGGGCGCGACCACATGGTGCGCTTCTGGCACCCGGAGGGCGTCGTGGCAGACGTCCCCCGGATGTGGACCGGACAGCGGTTCGCACCGGCGTGGGACGCCGCCTCGGCGGCCCGGTTCGACCGCCGCGCGCCCGCCGGCCGGAAGGGGAGGAGAACGTAAGTGCCCACGCCCCAGCAGACCAAGGAAGCACGGACCAAGGAATCGAGGAACCACCGATGACCACGTACGTGGACACGAACGCGGGGCAGGTGTCGGACCACCACCTGGCGGAGCTGGACGCCAGCGAGATCGCCCCGGAGCACCGCGAGGCACGCGGGTACGAGACGCTGTACGGCACCGACGAGGACCGCGCGAGGCTGCGCGAGGAGTCCATCCCGGTGTGGGCCTGGCGCGAGGACACGGCCTTCCCCGGACTGTTCATCCCGATGTACCGGGTGACCGGCGAGCGGATCGGCGCGCAGTTCAAGCCCGGCCAGCCGCAGCCGAACAGCAACGGCAGCGAGAGCAAGCCGGTGAAATACGCCACCCCCAAGGGCACCAAGCCGCGCCTGGACGTCCCGCCGCTCATGGCGACAGCCGTCCGCGCCGGGGCCGCCCCGTTGTGGATCACTGAGGGTGTGAAGAAGGCCGACTCGCTCGCCTCCAAGGGCCTCGCGGCCATCGCGCTCTCGGGCGTCTACAACTGGCGCAGCCGGCTGGGCACGCTCGGCGACTGGGAGGACATCCCGCTCAAGGGCCGGGTCGTGGTGATCTGTTTCGACTCCGACGCCCGGCACAACTCCAACGTGCTGAACGCGATGCGCCGGCTCGGCATGTGGCTGGAGTCCAAGGGCGCCGCCGACATCCGGTACCTGATCGTTCCGCAAGAGGTCGACGG